ATCCCCTCCGGGATTAAAGTTAAGGTTCCGCATGGCTTTGCCCTTGTGTTCATGAACAAGTCGGGTGTAGCTGTTAAGAAGGGACTCCAGGTTGGCGCATGCGTAGTCGACGAAGATTATCAAGGCGAGGTCCATCTCCACATCAGAAACACTAGCCCTGAAGTACAGTCTATCAAACCTGGCGAGAAACTCGTGCAGGCACTCCTTATTCCTGTAGACTATTGCGATGTTGAAGTGGTTGACGTCGATGACCTCTACGAGGAAGCGACTGAGAGAGGCGAAGGCGGTTTCGGTTCTACCGGCACTGAATAGTCCTCTTGTTCATTTGTTTGGTGGAGAGGTCTAAGGGGTCTCTCCATTTTTTGTACTGACACAGTAATACAATCTGAGGAAAAATTTTCACGATTGGTGGGGAATGATTAAATTTGGGATAATAAACATATCAAACAAATGAACAGATTAAAAATCCTTAACCGGCATCTTTCCGGTAAATCAAAACTCCTTTTGGCCGTCTTTTTTCTGATGGCTCTGGGGCTCATCACATTCCTTGTCTCGCCTTTCCTCCTCATCTGGGTTAATTGGAGCTTAGCCTGGAGAGTAGGAGCAACAGGTCTTTGTACAACCATCGTCCTTTTCGTAGGCTGGTGGTTCCTCTACAACTCATTTTGGACAACCATAGATGCTATCCGCAATGAGTAAGAAAAAGACAAAGACTCAGATTATCGAGGGTGATAACAGGACCAAGATCGGTCAGCAGGCTAAGAAGAAAACAAGAGACCAACTATGCGACTTATGCCGGAACTATCTTGAGAAGAAAGAGTCTTTCAAATGGTTCATTGAAAGATACTACGGCCTTCAGAAATACCTGGACCTCTGGGAGTTAGCAGAAAACGATCAGGAGGATCATCTCCGTAATGAACTCGAAGCAATTTGGTTTGGCCTCCCCGACAACATCTTCAACATTCAGTGTGCGCCTCCAGGCTGGGAGTCATTCATCGCTTTAATTGATGAGTAGTATGAAAAAAGTAACTATCAATGACAAAGAGGTCAACGTACATGACCAATTCGAGTATTTCCAGCCTAATACTCACACCGATGGCGATTGTGTAATCCGGGCCCTTTGTAAAGCTACGGGCTGGGACTGGAAGAAGGCATATTGCTTTGCTTTCATCTCTACTATCAAAGAACAGTTCATGCCGAACTGTAAAGATGGAGAACGGATCGTCTATAAGAAGTTGGGATACAAATGGCATGCCCACAACAACCGTAAGAAAAGACCTTCCGTACTGGAATTCGCTCAGGAACACCCGGAAGGTACTTACGTACTCTCTTTAGCAAAACATCACGTCTGTGTCTCTAACGGGTCTTATTATGATATTTGGGACTCTGGACGCAGAAAAATTTATGGATACTGGCAAAAACCCGAAGAAAATGAAAAAACAAAATCTGACACCCCTGCAGAAGACCTTCTTTAAGGAAATGGAGCAGACCATCGATTCCGATCTTGCAAAGCTTCTTAGCGACTACACGCCGGAAGAAATCACGAAAGCTAAGTTTGTTATTATCCCCGATGAGAAACAGCTGGCACTTACAATCAAAGTTGAAATCCCTACGGCATGAGTATCGTTAAAATCTTCTACGACGTAGAAACAACCGGAGCAAATCCCAATAAGCACTCGCTACATCAAGTAGCGGGTCTTATTGAGGTTGATGAACAAGTCGTGGATGAATTCAACATCTACTCTCGTCCTCATCCGAAAGCAATCCTGGAACCCGAAGCTCTCAGCATTTGCAAAGTGACGCCAGAACAATTGCAAAAATATCCAGCTATGGAAGATGCAAAAACTGAGTTCTGCCGCACTATAGCAAAGTATGTCAATAAGTATGATAAGCGAGAGAAGGCTTATCTTATTGGCTATAACAATTGCGGATTTGATGATAAGTTCTTGCGAATGTGGTTCACTCTGTGCGGGGACAACTACTTTGGATCTTGGTTCTGGTCAGACTCTCGAGACACGATGGTCTTAGCTTCTGAATATCTAGAATCCCGTAGACCTAGTATGCCGAACTTTCAACTTCACACTGTAGCTCAGACTCTCGGCTTAGAGGTCGACGAATCAAAGCTCCACGATGCCTCTTACGACGTTTTACTTACTCGGCAAATCTACAGAATTGTGACAGGCCGAGAAATTGAAATCTAGCACTATGATAATCAAAACCATCCTCCTTCCGACTGACAAGGCCTCAGTTATTCAGCAAAGACATGCTGAGTTTGAGTGCACACTATCTGAACTCGCTGTTACTTCTGGTAACAAAGCGAAAGTAACCGTATCTGGGCCAAATGATAAAATGGCTCAGCTTTTCGAACTAATAGGAGAGTCTATCTATGGAAGTAAAAAGGACTAAGCACCGTCTTCTTTACCCTCTGTGGGAGTTTGAGTCCTTCTATCACATCAAAAGGGATGCTCTCCCAGAGTGTATGGAACTTCTCCCTGATGGGATTCATGTTGCTATCTACTTGACCGATGAGCAAGCTAAAGAGAGGGACGGGCAACTCTTTCCCCGGTGCCCAGTAACTGGAGCTTTTTGCCGATGGGACTCTGACTATGAGTCACTAGGCGATTTATTCTAAAACCCCTCCTAATTTCACTTTTAACCCTTGGCCTTATAAAACCATTAGACCAAGGGTTAAAAGTGAAATTAGGAGGGTTTTAGGTGTGGTTTTGAAGGGGTTTTATTTCTTCTTGTTGGTTGGTTTTTCCTTATATCTCGACGCATAGATAGCTCGGCCCTGGGCTTCGGCCTGTGCTTTGGTTGGATAGACCTTTCCGGTGTTTCCCCATTTGTAGCCTCCGGGGACTTTGTGTACTGGCATATCGTATTTATTTAGAAATGGTTATGTGCTCTACTCCGAGAATTTCAGTATGTGGGTTCTTACTGATAACATCAACTTGTCTGTCTTTGATCTGTTTGGTCTTCCAAAGGAACCCAAGAAAGCGCTTATATTTAACCGTCTCAGCTACCACGAGGGAATCTCTGTTCTGGAGTGTTCCCACGAACTCTTCTTTTGTAAGCAATCCGTCAAAGTCATACCAAGCATCGCCGGAATGTATTTTTACTGCTGGTATAATGAGCGAATCCTTAGTGATGATAACAGTGTCTTTAGGAACAGACTGTAGATTGATAATCGTTTCGGACTGAGTCTTATTCACAGAAGCTAGATCCCTATTCTTCTTCTGTAAGGATTTAATAAGTACAGCATCCTCAGCTCGGAATCGTTCATACTCCTTCACGGTCAACTCAAGAGACTCTACCCTGGCAGCACTAAGGGAGTCCTTGGTTCGGTAAAACTCAACATCAGTAAGAAGCGCTTCGGTATTTTTCTTATACCGATCCCGTTCTTTCCTCAGCTCGGATAGAGTTCGATCTGTCCAAAGAACGGCAATAGCAGTCAACGCTAAGATGACTGCTACGACAACATATTTGGAGAATTTTTCCCCGTTCATGTTAATCTGTTTTTACAGTTCCTTCGACAAACTCTGGAAACCCAACACCGATAACAGGACCAGAAGCCCCAGCAGAAGCAGGATGAAGTTTATAATATTTACCCGGCTCCACATAAGTATATTTCTGGGTCGTGCTCTTCGTAGAAAACCCGAGTGAAGTCTCCTGATACTTAGAAGGGTCAAGAGGGATAAGGGTAATCTGAAGCGGGACCTGACTATAATCGCCCTGAGCAAAAATCAGGCCGAGGTTATCGAACCGCTGAAAAGGCATCTCTTTTGAGATAGAAGAGATGTTCTTATAGGTAACAGAAGACACCTCGTCGTAGTCTACGACAATTGCAAAGGACTTAAAAGAACCAGAAACCGTGTAGTTAGTAACTCCCTCTGTAATAACAACAGTGTCTTCAAAAATAACGTAGGGCTTATCTGTGAAATAACAGTTCGTGTTAACTAGATCGCCTAACTGAGTGCCATAAGAGATGCCTGTAACTGTATAAGTTCCTACAGAAAGTGTTGTCTCTACCCCGGTTGTTACTGCCGTCTGAACTCCGGTTGAACTTCGGAAGACCAAAGCAACCGAAGAAGGCAAACTCTGCTGGATCGCATAAAGAACTTCCTCGTTTGCAACAGCCCTAGTTGCATACATAGAATTGTTGTCTACAAGTCTGTAGCCAACAGTAAAAGTTACGAGCTTCTCTTTTTCCAGAGGTTCTTTGTTACATGCCCCGAAAAGGAGCAGACTTGCTATAAAAGCGAAAAGGATTTTAAGATGTTTCATAAATACTGAAATTAGTTATGTTCTGTAAATATAAGAACTTCTCGTTGTATTTCTACGACGGCTATTTTTTGGACCTCTTAACTCCTCCTAGTTTGTCTGCCCATTTCTCTGTATAGAAAGAATAATAAGAGACCCGCCAATTCTTGTTATAGATTACAGCCCAAAAAAAGAGACGGCAGTCCTATTATGATAAGATAAAAAGGACCGAGCATCTGGGACTGCTTACAGTGCCCATATTCATGACAGATAACTACAGGATAACCTTTGCCCGCTTCAATAAAAACATATTTGCCCAAACTGATCCCGCTTCTCATCTTTGTAGCAAAAAAACCCCAGCCGCCCCAAAACCAAAAGATGCTTCGGGTCGAAGAATAGCCACAAACAATAACCCAAGTAGGTTTTGCGGAAGCTGCCAAAGATAGAGGAGCGTTCTCAGAATGGTTCTCATTATTCGTAGTGGTGTTTCGTGTGTTCCGAGTTGTCCCACACAAGGTGTTTACCTTTATTTGCAGGGATTTGTCCTTTATGAATCTCGCTGTTTATTTTCCGATTCAAATCAGATTGCTGTTTTCCGAACATCCCATTTCCACTCCCTTTCACTGCATCGGAAACGGCTTTACAAAACTCTGCTGTCATCTTCTTCCCTCTATTCCATCCGGCTCTACCTCTAGCATAGTAGTGGGGTTTCCCCTTCTGAGCAGCAGACATCTTAGCTAAAGCTTCTCGGGTGTGCTTAAGTCCGATGTGAGACTCAGACATCTTTTTACGAGTAGCAAGATTTTGTTCCTCTGTTCGACTCTTATATGGATTACCGCCTGTCCCGCCTTCTGTCATATTATAGCCACTAGGCATAAGAGTGTCATACTTAGAGATGTAAAACCTCTCTTTTTCATCAAGTTGTTCTACTGAGCACTCTTCCAACACTTCGAAATCAAAAACCTCTTCTCCGTAATGGCGCAAAGCGTTATAGAAATATGAAGCTCGGCCATCTTTAGCGTTCCTCCTGTGTTTTCCTTTCCGGGCTTCAATATCTACTGATTTGCCTATGTATCGCTTGCCGTTTAAGCGATTAGTATACATATAGATACCAATCATTTCTTCTTACGTTCGGCTGTACAGATTGCCATACTAAACTCCGATTTGACATCGAAACACGGACATTGTTTTATCCATTCGTTCCGTTCGATTTTCCCGTTTCCGTTTTTGTCCGGGCTTGCGTCCCGATGCCCGATAACCTCAACAATCGGGTATTGGTTGATTAGACGGTAAACCAAATCGGCCAATGCCTGTTTCTGTTCCGGCGTCCGGGTATCGGCCGGTTTCCCGTTTTCGTCAAGGCCGCCAACATACACGATCCCGATTGAATGTTTGTTGTACGATTTCCCGGACAACCCGGCCGTGTTGCAATGCGCCCCGTCACGCGACAACGGCCGCCCGTCCTCAACCGTTCCGTCAAGGTCCACGACGTAATTGTAACCAATCATCGCAAACCCGCGTTCTTGGTGCATTTTGTCAATATCGGCGGCGCGTAAATCTTGACCGGCCCGGGATGCCGTGCAATGGATAACAATTGCGTCAATGTTTTGTTTCTTCATTTGCTTCGTCCTTTTTGGCGTCCTCAAACGTCATTCCGATTTCATCTTCCAATTTGAATTTCATAAACCGGCGCAACCAACGGAAAATTGGGTGGTCCGAAATAACGGCCGCGTTTTCAAGGAACGACCAAAATTCCACGCCACAACAAAACGCCGTAAAGTAATTGGCAAATCGCAACCGGGATTCGTTGGCCACGGTTTGGTCCAACATTTCGGCCAACACTATTCCGATAAGGATAAAAACGAATTTGTATATGGTCCGCCACGCCTTGACCGATTCGAACGCGAACCGTTGTTTGGTACGCTTGGCTACGACCGCCGATTTGATAACGCCGGTTATGAAATCAACCAATTCGAATACCGTTACCGTTATGAACAACGGCAACAGGTTTTCAACGAACAGGGAAAGGAACCCGGCAAGGATTCCGGCCAATATCTTTGCCGGGTATATCATCAAATTTCGTATCATTTTACACCCATTCAATTACCTTTATAACGCGCCCATAATCTGTTGCAAAATGGACTTTCAAATGTTTGTAACTACCCGTTGCAACGACCGGCGACACGGGCGTTGCCGTTCCGGCCTGTAATTCCGCATCCGTAAACAAATGTGTTGATAATCCCACAATGTCATAACTACGGCGTCCCTGTAAATCGCAAAATTCGTAATAAACGGGCGTTGCATTAAGCGAATTGAAATTGAACGAATCCCCGGAACGCGTTACGCTTGCGTTAACGACCTTGAAATACGCGTAATCGCTTTGTATTCCCGAACCGACGATACGGGCTTTATAATCGCCATATTCAAGGCCCGTAAAGGTTTCATCAATGCCCGTAATCGAACGCGACGTTAACAAGACGTCGTTTTTATATAATTCAATCGTCGTGTATCCGGCCGTCGCGTAATCGGTGCGCAAATTCAAAACGACGTCTTGGCCCTCATTATAATTGCATTTCGTACCAAGATTCGGGCAAATATCCGTATTATAAACGTATGCCGTCGGCGTTTCTTCCTCAACCGTTACAAATTGCGTTTGCGGTACATACGTACGGTTTTCATATAATTTTTTATACCTCAATATGATACGATTATTTGCCGCCAAATTAGCGTTGAACGCGTCCGGCGTAAAATGTGTTACTTTTGTATTGGTCCCGATGTTTTCAACAATTGTAATATCTGTTATTACGCCGTGTTTTGTCCGGGAAATATTGGCACAAAACATAATATGCCCTGTTTGCCATACCGCGTCCCCAAGTTTTAACCCGTACGCGCTTTGGTCCTCAACAACATCCATTTCGTCCCACGTCCTAAATTCATACGTGGTAACGTTTTGTTTCAAACCATACGCGTATGTCAAAAGTCCCGAACAGACGGAACCGTAAAAACACGCGCAATTTATACCGTGGTATGTCCTACCCAACGCGCTACGGGAATCTTCGGCGGAAACATTTTCGGTATATAGGACGCTTCGCGGATTTTTTACCGCCGTCATAAATGTTTCCAACAAAACATCTTCGAAAACGAATTGGTTGTATTCTTTCACGGAAGAATAAACCACACCTTGGTATTCTTGATTCTGTACAAAGGAACCGGAATTGTTCGGCATATTTGCCGCCACGGGCGTCCATTTCAAATTTGCGAATTGCAACGCCTTTCGAATCGCGTTATATACGCCGATGTTTTCCGGCACGTCGTCAACATCGCCGCCAAGACCGCCATATTTTGCGATATAATCCGGATATAATGCGCCGCCGTTAATGTCTTTTGTTGCTTCGTTTGCATCATAATAATACAACACAAAATCATTTGGTTGTAAATACGCGGTCGTATCGCGGGTTGCGATTGTATCGTTTTGTGTAATGACCAAAAAAACACGCCCGGACCGTAATGTGTATGTCGTATTATCCGTTATGGTTTTTAACGAATTTGTCAAAACGTCGAAAACAAATAATGTATTGATTGTTATTTGAATACTGTTTGACAATTTGTTATATACAACGCCACGCGCCGCAACGTATTTTTTGATGTATTTAACCGCATTTGCAATTTCGCCAATGGTTTGCCCGGTAAAAATTAACCCATTAACCAAATTGTAATCATATTCATTACTTTGGTTAATACGTCCTTGAACCATTATATAACCATCTTCCGCAAACGTATATTGCAAGACGTCCGAAATTCCGGACGACCTCGGCCCAACCCTGGTTACATTACCGCCCGAATCGCATTTAACAAAGAATGGAACATTGTTGGATGCGCGACCAATTATTATTTTGTCGCCCGCTAAAACCTGTATTGGGTCGCTATGGCCTTGACCGCCGCCCGTTATGAATGTGCTTGCCGTTGAATAATAACCAATGTTATGGCAAACCGACGGCGAAATAAAGGATTTTACCGCAAGCCCGGCAATATTTGGTGCAACGTTAATGAACGCCAATAAATCCTTGTTAATGTTCGTTTGCGAATCAATCTTGACGTTTAATGTACGCTTTATGTAATCCGCATATAACGCGCCACCAATTATGTCTTGGTTTGCATTGTTCGGGTCATAATACAACAACATGAAATCCGTTTCAAGCAATTGGGCCGTTGTGGCGCGTGTGGCAATGGTATTTGTATTTGTCAAAACCAAAAAACGCGTCGAACCCAACGTGTATGTATTCGAATCCGTAATTGTCGTTAATGCCCCATCCCCGGGGTTCCAAACGAACAATGTGTTTAATACAACCGACAACGTATTGTTGGAATGTTCATATTGTACGCCACGCGTCGCAACAAACTTTTTAACGTTCGGTATAATGGAATCCAATGTTTTTCCGGTATAAATCAAACCATTAACAATGATTCCATCATTGCCGGAAATAACGCGGCCTTGAACGCTTATATAACCATCCGCATTAAATGTTTCTTCGTAAACGTCGTTAATGCTTGTTGATACGTGGGTTGCGCTTATAAAGTTACCCGACGAATCGCATTTGAAATAAAACGGCATACCCCTGGAAACGCCGCCAATAATGATTTTGTCGCCCGCCGAAATTTGGATTGGACCGCTATGACCATAATCCGCGCTATTTATGTATGTTCCGTTTGGTAAATAATACCCGATATTGCTACATACCGCCGGGGAAATTTCGCTAATAACGTCAATTCCCATCAAGCGATAAACGGGGCCAATGGAAAACGCGTTTAATATTTCATTTGTCCACGTACCGTTGTATGCGAAAAGCCCGATACAATTATTTGGAACAATGAATGGCGAACCGAAATTTGAATAGTTACCCGGTCCGCCGATATAAAACACGTTATGGTCCGGCGTACCGGGTGTTGTTGACGGAATAGCAAGCCCGGCAAATTGATAACCGGCCCCCAACGAATTTATCATTGACAACAACGATTGTTGAAGCAATGCACCTGTAATTTCATTGTTGCCGTTCGTTTTGACAACCTGTTGTATCGCCGCTTTTAATGTTGCGTAATTCGGCATATTTCAAGAATCTATTGGTTATTATAATCGTTGTTGAAATCGGCGTTGAAATCGCCGCGTTGCGCCTTGACGTAACCCAAACCGATTTTCTTTGCAACCGTGGCCGTGTCAAAAACCGCTTCGACGGCCGCGACGTCGCCGTTATCTTCCCATTCCGGGGTAATTAAGAACGTGTCCAAACTATAGCGCTGGCCGTGATATTCAATCTCTGCGAAATCAGCCAAGCGAATGAACCTCATGACATCCAAAAGATATTCGGACGCAAGAAAAGTGAAGTGGTATCGTTTTTCTGAAATCTGCTTAATCGGGAAGAAATAACCGTCTCTGTTCTCGCCCTCCTCTTCAAACGCGTATTCTGGCTTAGCCAAATCACTCGGAAGATATAGAACATTCTTAAAAGACGGGGACTTATATACAATTGTTCCCGCGTCCATTGTGAAGTCATTAGTGTCCCACCAAGTGATCTTCAGATACGGCTGAATGTCATTTACGACTGTAAAAACTTCAGAATAATAAGAGACTGAATTTATAACAGCTTCTAGATAATACCGGCCATTATCAAGACGAGTGAACGCGGGCAATGTTCCAGGATAAACAAGAACGTCATACCCAAGAGAAGCAAATCGTTTCGAAGTTAGTCCTGTGTTAATCAACTTAGTGCGGCAATTCTCGAGAGAAGCATTCGTATTTGCATCGTGAAGAAATATGTTACCAATAGAAACTGTGGGCTGCCCTGAAATGATTGGGACGAGCATCTGGAAGGGCAAGATAAACCCTGCAGGGGTAAACAGGGGATATACTTGGTTGTAAATCCACCACTTCCGAGCATTCTGTTGCCCAATAGACGTATACCAAGGCAATACTGACAAGTTGTTATTCGGTATCATAGCACAGTGTTACGTTTGCATTTCGGGAAGATAGATTTATGGACATTTTCGTTATTTCCCCTTCTCCTAAGTTTGTTTTTATGAGCTTCATTAAGTCTGGGTCATTTAATACAGGAAACCGCAAAGTCTGATTCTTTAGCCTCTTTATGCCTTGCGCATGCATTTGAACTCCATTTATTGTGTAATCATAAGCAGGCATATCAAATGCATAGTATTGCTGAAGAAGACAAAATGCTACATAGGCATTCTGTAAATAATGGTCACTCTGGTTATAACGATAATTCCAATAGGGTAAAACTAGAATACCGTCTCCTGTTAATATTTCAAGGGAGACAACTCGATATGTTGCATTCGCTCCGATAGAATATATCCTGAGAGTGTCTGCACCGTTTGGAACATTGTCTAAGTCAATAGTTAGGGTTCCTACTGTATCAATAATAATATCTGTTTGTGAAGCAACAAGTGTTCCGCCCCGTATAAAAGAGACAGCAGCAAGTCCAGAGGTTGTCAAAGACAAGATTTCTAAAGTAAGTCGGACTTGTCCCCCGTTAAAATAGTCCCCGTAAACGGGAACACTCTTTAACCCCGGAAAAGAGCCAGAAACTGGGTTACTTATCACCATTTTATCCCTGATTGCACTCAAGAGTACAAATCCGTCTTTTGAAATGCCCCCCGGGTTCAACAGAACATAGTCAATGTCGGACGTAAATCGGGACACGTTGATCTGTTCAATATTGTCGGGGTTAACATATTTTGAAATAATGTCGACGGGGAATCCCTGGAACAACTGTGTAACTTCGTCCATCCATCCGAATTGATACCGAGCAGCCATTGCAGGTTTCTCAAACTGGAACTTGTCCTGAGCAAATGCCCATGTTTTACCATTTCGGGAAACTCGTTGTGCTGTTAGGTCTATACCAACACTCGGAAGATTAGAGTAAGATCCCCCATTACGGAAATATTGGATGTGTTCAACCCGGAAACGATTATCTGAATCAATAAACCAGTAACAGCGAAAACAATCCCGTAACATGTCTGTGATATTCTTCAATGTTATCGGCGCTTTTTGAGCAGATTGGTCGTAGCCCGCTGTTACAATATTTGATTTCGGTGTGATTACTAGAGTCTGTTCTACCCCAATGAGATTCACTCCGTATAGGAATTCCGAGTAAACTGTAGTTGCATCATGAGTTATTCCAGGTGCAATTTTGCCCAGTAATACGGATATTACTGAAGCAAGGGGATATGCATGGCGTATCGTAAAAGACTTTCGTCCGGACTCCTCCACTAACCAATCAAACGATGAAAAAGTGAACCAGACCGAGATCCGTCCCCAAGCATTACGAGAGACAGGGAAGAACTCGGGTTCCCAGAGTAGGTAAGGTGGCTCATAGTACTGGCCCGGCTGGTATATTCCCCACTGAGTTGGGGTGGATACTAAAGTTGTTGAGAAGTGTATAGTGCTCGGGAAATAGTAACCGAACACCCACCCGTAGTTTCGATTGTTTTCTACAATATCATCAGAAGGGATTGGATATGTTTGTAGGCCCCGAATCATTGTAGTGTCCAGCAGGTAGCGAGCATAGACGGGCATGTCGTGAACATACAAAGATACTGTTCCAAATGCACCCGTTCCAGAAACTGGATCGAGCGTAACATTATACGGGGGAACTCCATAGTGTCCTGTATCTCTTAACCACAATACGACGTTGTCCGAGTTTCTCTTTATCGAAAATCTTGTTGAGTCGTTTCCCGTGTCTTCATAGATAAGGGTGTAGCCCCCGGCTGTTGCTTCGAAAAACTCCCCGAACCTTTCCCCCGATGAGTCGATCACTGTAAATAACTCGGGTAACGCCGGGTCAAAATCACCAGATGTTTCAGCGATTCTGATTGTTTTATTTAGCGAAAAATGCAAATAGTCTTTCAGCTTGTTAACTGTTTGATCAGCAATGGTGATAGTTTCATCTTGCTCAACACTCTCGCACTCTTGCTCCCACCACATCCCCGAGAGAAAACATCCAATAACTGACTGGCCGGGGATATATACTTGCACCATCGGCCGTTTATCTGCTTTAACATGTGCAATTTCCGGAGTCAACTCAATCAGATCATACTCTTTCTCCATACCCGCTAGAACAGCGGAATATTGGTCTTCCGTAGTAGGAGTAACAGTTACAGTCTTTGCATCTTCATCAAACTCACAATCCGTTTTCCAAAAAGTACCAGTCCAATACTTAGCCCAGTTTCTCCCCGCGTCGTACGAAATATAAACTTTTATTAAGAACTGAAAATCGAAAGCCCGGCTAACAATCCACGAGTAGTCCGGTTCCTCGAAAACCAGTTTCCCCGAAAGTTTTGCTCGAAAGAACTGCTGTCCTTCCTGTAACTCAAAATCTTTTGAGAGATCGTCTTTATATATGGGAAAAACTTGACGGTTAATATATTCGGAGTACGTTGTAACAGAAGCGGAGAACAAACCAAAGTAGTGCGCATCTAAAGCCGCAGAATTGTATGAAATCCGAGTATATGCACAATTGACTGGCACTTCAAAAACACCCTCCGTCGTAGATATGAAGATGTAAGAAATGTAGTTCATCTGAGAGTCATAAAAACACAAGTATGCATCCGATAAAACAAGAGTATTATCTGATTTAAGCAACTTATACTCAGCCCCCGCCTCAACCGGGATCCGATCTGTTGTGTTATATGCAAGAGCGACAACAGTGTCTCCGGTACCGATGTCCAACTGTACCCCCTTAGTAATAGCCGCGGGGTTTAACAGATTGGATGTCGGCCGTTCGAATTCAAACCTGTATATCGGATTCATTTGTGTCAACTCTTCTTTTGCCACAAATATATAAATTCTTTCTTAGTTTTTCAGCTTCCGGGTAAGATTTTTGTAAACAAAAACAGTATTACCCTTACTGTCCATATATACCCTTTTCTCGTTTTGTCTCCGAATTTCTTCCACGCTTCGCTCAAGGCGGGATACGTCTGTCCCGTTAGTAGTAGCTAAAGCAAAGTCCCCGAGCTTATTATAAGCATTCATGTAACGAGAAGCGAAAGAACCATCATTAAAAGATTTGATAACGTCTGGAATAATGTTGCGGTATTTTCTAGAATTCCTTTTATTAATAATTGCAAAAAACTCTCCCCCTTCAGCCCTTCTCTTAGTGCCGTCGGATTTAGTACCAAGATCTACGTCGTGGCCGGACTGGTGAGAGCCGCCACGGAGAAGCTCAACAGTACCTTCCCCGTAAGACTCCTTAGCGATCTGAGCTGCTTTCATTTTAGAAGCTATAAAGGATGCCCACATAACAGCAATTCCTGCAATAGCTGCGGGGGGAAATGCTCCTAAAGCAGACCAAATATTAGCTGAAGCAGTAACAAGAGAGCTTATCTGAGTAAGCGTATCAATATTCGCTTGAGCTTGCTGAGCTTTCTTTTTTTCCCTAAGAGCTTCAGCCTCCTTCTTTTTATTGAGCTCTAGTTCCTTACGAGCTGTATCTACTAAATTAGCATAGCCAGCATTTCGGGCTTCCAACTCAAGTTCGAGGAACTTCTGAGCAGCATCAGATTCTTTTTGAGCGCTTGCCAAAGCTTCTTCTGCAGCTTCTAATCTAGCTTGCGTAATCTCCCTCAAACTGCTCAAAATCTGATCAGTGATAGTCTTTAAAGCTTCTGCAGCATCAGAACTAAATCCAAAGAGCTCCCAAATATTGCTGACTTTAGTACCTTTCTTAAGCTGGCGGTCTATAGCATTGATTTGGTTTTCTAGCGTCTTAATAGTCTTCTCTGTAAGGGCTTTCTGTTCGCCCGTCTGAATATCAAGAAGAGCTTTTTGAGCCACGATCTCTGCCTTAAGTCTCTCTTTCTGCTGCTGAAGTTGGAAACGAGCAATCTCCCTCTCAGAGTGTTCTCGAAGATTGAATACGCTCTCTTCATAAGACTGGTCGACGTCTAGCTTGGCCTTAGCTATCTCATTCTGGGATCGAACAGCTTCCTCTTTTGCCATCTGATCATATTTAGCATTGATAGCGGCCTCTTCCTGACGTACATCAGAAGCCAAAGCTCTGTTAGCAGTGAGAGCAGCTTGTCTCTCATTCTCAATAGCTTGGAGCCGGAGGTTCATTGCTTCCGTAGTCCCTTCTGAGACTAGAGCAAGCTGGAGGTCAATCGTTTCTGCTTCCTTATCTAACTGGTCCTGCCGAATCTGATTCTCAAGGTCAAATCTGTCTTTCTGATATTGAACCCAACGAGCAACGAGCTGTTGAGTGAGAGCTTCAACCTCAGTATCAGTAAGATCCCTTTCTGTTGCTAAGCGGAACTCAAGGTCTTCGACTTCCCTGTCGTATTCCATCTTAAGGACCTGACGCTGTTTCTCAGCCGTCTCTTGACGTCCTTTAAGACGAGCGTCCTCGAGCTCTCGAACAGCGGAAATATTTGCTAAACGCTCTTCGTTGTTAATATCTTCAATATCAAGGACCAACTGTTTCTGAAGATTAACAATCTGACCGTTCATTGCTTTTCTAGCAGCAAGAGTCAGATTGCTCTCAGTCTGGAGCCGAACCTTAAGATCGACTATCTGACGAGCAATGTTGGCTTTAGCCATCGTCCGCTCTCGATCAAATCGAGTTCTCAGAAGAGCATTCTGAACGTCCTCGGCGCTCCTGAGAGCCGCCCTCTCTAAAGCAGCTACCTCAAGAGCCTGCTGTCTATGCTCT